AGATATTTCCTAAAACCGCTTATGAAATTGGTAGCGAGAGGGGGGCATGATCCCCCGACCTCATGATTATGAATCATATAAAATATATTTCCATTGTTTTTTATCTTTTTTCGGTAGGTTTATATCTATCATATAAACAGAAAATTAATGCTTTAATTTATTCCATTTTGTTTTATCGTTTCAAGTTATTTGCTTAATTTTGTTTACCCATTGTTTACCCACTTTTATAAATGAATCGATATGGCAACAAGTTTTGATTACGAAAACAGAGATGTAACGGTCACATTAACCCGGAAAGTAAGAAATGTTGGCGATGAGATTGCCCCGGTATTTTGGCGAATAACATACCGTAGAAAACACAAATTCTATAAAACTGGATTAGCATTTACAGTTAGCGAGTGGGAGGACTTTTTGAAAAGAGGACTTCAGCGACATAGCGATATGAAAAAAACGCTCAAGAATTGGCTTAAGAGAACCCTTGTTCCAATAATTGATACACTTGTAGAAGATGATGGATTTTCATTTGATGCACTTAATAGCCGCTTAGGTAAGTCTGATATCACAAATTTGAATGAGGCATTCACGGCAAAGATCAAAAGGTTATATGAAGATGATCGAGTGAATTATGCTGAAAGTTTAAAATCAACATTAAGTAGTCTGCAGAAATTCAAAAAGAATCCGATCCAATTTGCAGAAGTTACAGTAGATTTTCTCCGTAAATACGAAAAATATTTGATTAATGAGGAAAAGTCTGTGACAACAATTGGTTTTTATATGCGGAATATCCGGACAGTGATTAATGGTGATGGAGAGCCTTATTTGAAAGGCAGTAGGTACCCATTTGGAGCAGGAGGGTATAAATACACCATCCCGAAAGGTGAGAGGCGAGAGATGGCATTATCTTTAGCCGAGATCCATATGATACAGGCTTATCAATGCACTGAATCAATTCAATTATATCGTGATTTGTGGTTATTCTCCTTTTACGGTAATGGGATCAATATGACTGATATCTGTCGCTTAAAATATTCTGACATTCAGGATGGCGAACTAACCTTTATCCGGAAAAAGACAAAGAATAAAAGGAGAACTGTTGTAAGGATCTTCATACCTGTTATCCGGCCAATAGATGAGATTATGCGAAAGCACGGCAACAAAGATAGAGGAGGATATATTTTCCCATTCTTGAACGGTAAGGAGAATGAAAAACAACGAGTGAGAAAAATTGCCGATGTAACAAAAGAAGTTAATGATACTATGCGTAAAATAGCAATCGATCTTAAGCTGCCTGATGGGATCACAGGTTATAGCACGAGGCACTCTTATGTTACAATTTTAGAACGATTAAACGTACCGAGAATATATATTCAAAATAGCTTAGGACACACTGCAGAAAGCGTGACCGATAGTTACAGTAAGATGGCAGAGCGAGAACTGAGATTCAAATATAATTCTCTCCTTTTGCCAAAAACCGATGAAGAGATCTTGAAAAATTTAGTTGATGCTGCAAAAAAGGAATTAGTGTATAATTGATGATAAAAGTGTATTTTTCTGTATTAAACGAGTGATTTTTGCTTAAACTGAGCGATTAATTGCAGTTTTCGAGGGTTTTCTATTTAAGAAAACCATTTATTTTTTTAAAATCTAATGTTCTGCATTTCAATATTTTGCGTTTTTGTCAACAACTTTCCTCTTTTTTATTTGCTTTTGAAAATTCCACCGACTACATTTGCTTTATGCTAAATTACTGATAATAAGGAATGTATCTTTATAGTATTAAAATAACAGTTACTATATTAAACTAAACATAATTTAAAATGGAAAAAATTTATCTAACAATTAATGAGGCAGTTGAGTATCTTCAGGGATTGGGCTTGCCAGTAAAAAAAAGTACACTGTACAAACAGACAATGGATCGCACCATTAAGTTTTATCGATTTGGAGGGCAAAAAATCGTTATCAAGGTAGATGATTTGAGGGAATGGGTCGAAAGCCGATTTGAGGCATTCACTGAAGATCAGTACGAAATGGCAAAAACAGTCGCAGAATCCGCAAGAAATAAAGAAAGGAGGTCATAATGAAACCAAAAGAAGAAGCCCCCGGACGGTCTGGAGAACCGATGCAGGGGCAAAATATTTCACTTTCCAAGTGTGAGAGCAAAGATATAGTAAAACTTTCTAAACGCCAAAAGAAAGTATTTGACCTTCTATGTACCGGGAAACACAGCGTAACTGATATTACCATTGCCCTGGGGTATGGGGATCCCCGCTCTTACATTCGTGACCTCAGGGAGAAAGATATTACTATTTACGACCAGTGGGTTAAAAAAGGTGACGCACGATATAAGATCTATTGGGTACCACTGAAAACAAATCTCCGAGACATTCATACAGTTGGTGAGGTTCTACAAACACACTTCAAAAATCTTTTTGAAAGAAACCATTATGATTGAGGATGCAAAAAAACTGCTGATAGAGAGGTATTGCCTGACCAAAGTAATGCATACAAAGCATAACAATATTTATGAAGGCGAAGGCCTGGTACTTATTGAGAGTACTTTAACCGGGATGCTGAAATTAAAACCGAAAAGGAGATAATCGATGCAATTGCAGATATAAAATTATAGATATATGGCAAGAACGAACAAAACCGGAATAGATTACTTCAGCTTCGATGTTGATTTTTTCAATGATGACAAGATCCAACTAATTGAGGCTGAATTTGGCACAAAGGGAAGCATAATAGCAATCCGATTGTTGTGTAAGATTTATAATGAGGGTTACTATTATGGATGGGGTGAAGATCAATGTTTACTTTTTGCGAAAAATTCAGGGTCAGAGTTTACGCCTGCAATAGTCCAGAATATTGTAAATGGGTTGATAAGAAGATCGTTTTTTGATGCTAATTGCTATGAAAAGTATCATGTATTGACTTCAGCCGGAATACAAAGAAGATATTTAGATGCAACCTTCAGATATAAAGAGGTTAAACTGATTGAAGAGTATTTGTTGATTGAATGCCCCAGCCGTGACAATGTAAACATTATTTCATTAAATGTAAACATTAATCCAATTAATGATGCCATTAATTCACAAAGGAAAGGAAAGGAAATAGAAAAGGAAAGTATATCATCAAAAATTGATGTATATCCTTTTGGTGAATTTTGGGATGACTACGATAAAAAAAGAGGCAGTAAGGAAAAACTAACCAAGAAATGGAATAAGATATCAGACAGTGAAAAGCTAAAAATTAAAGAATATATCCCCTTATACAAAAAAGCGCAGCCGGATAAGGTGTTTCGTAAAGACCCGGAAACTTTTTTAAATAATAAATCTTGGAATGACGAAATAATCATCAAAAATGGAAAAGAAAAATCAATTGCAACAGAAAAAGCGACCAGTATCGTCGACATTTGAAACTCTTCCTGATCGGGTGCAACCTAACGCTCCTGAACTTGAAATGGCTGTTCTGGGAGCGTTGTTAATAGAAAGTAATACAATACACAAGGTTGATTTACAAGTGGATGACTTTTATAATCCGAACAATAAAACAATCTTCCAAGCAATAGAATCGCTAGCACGTTCACGAAAGCCTGTTGATGTTCTCACTGTTGCCCAAGAACTTAATTCTACCAAAAAGCTTACGCAAGCAGGCGGTGCGGCCTATATTGCTGAACTTTCTGATATGGTTGCTTCTGCAGCTCATATCGAGTATCATGCTGCAATTCTACGACAAAAGGCAATTGCCCGGAAGCTGATTAATCAGTCACGTGAGGTTCTCCAAATGTCTTACGACGAAAGCCAGGATGTCCAGGATACCATTGAATATCTGGAGCGTAGTTTTACCGAAATTCGCTCCGGAGGTGCCGCAAGTGAGTATTTGGACATGAAGTCGGCTATAAAGCGAACCATTGAGTATCTGACCACGATACAGAGCAAAAAAAGGCAAGGGGAGGCTGTCACCATCCCCACAGGGCTAACAGCACTTGATGATCGATTGAATGGTGGATGGAGTGCACCGGATCTGATCATACTGGGTGGGAGGCCATCGATGGGAAAAACACAGTTTGCGCTTCATTTTGCCAAAGCAGCATCGGAAGCTGAGAAGCACTGTTTATTCATTTCAATTGAAATGACAGTAGAACAGTTAATCATGCGGATGCTTACGGAGGATGAAAGATTGAACCTTTACGATATGAAAACCGGCCAGCTTGGGAGGGATGAGTGGATCTGTATTGATGAAAATATCCGGGGAATAGAGAATAATACCCTTTTCATTGCCGATAATTACCATATCCGGTATCTGAATAACATCAAATCACTTGCACGTAAATTGCATCGTACTGACCAGCTGGATCTATTGATTATTGACTATTTGCAGCTGATCAAAACAAATCAATCATTTGGTACCAGGGATTTGGAGATAGGTTACATCACCGGTGAACTGAAAAGCCTGGCCAAAGAACTCAATACCCCTGTTATCCTGCTGGCCCAATTGAGCAGACCTCCAAAGGGAACAAAAATTCAGGTACCTGTTTTGTCCGATCTGAGAGAATCCGGGAACATTGAACAGGATGCTGACAAAGTTATTTTTCCACACAGGCCATCCTATTATGATCCCGCAGCAACAGAGAGCAATGGCCGGACCTGGAAGAACAGGGGCGTTCTTATCATAGGTAAGGACCGTGAAGGGGTCAAAGATGAAAAGGTATATTTCCAGACAGATGACCGGTTTAAAAAGATATGGGATGAAAATTACATGCCACAGGAGAAAACAGAAACGCCACCATTTTAAATGATATCTAAAATATTCATATATAAACGATTAATAATTAATATTATGGCAAGAATTATACCATTACAAGCTAAACTAACATTGCAGCAGACTATCAACGAACGGGGTGATTTTTACCCTGCCTGCATCTTTTCAAACGATACGTTTGTCTCTCATTTCGAGGCAAGCCTAATTGTAGCTAAGGGACTATTAGACCCCGAAGCGATAGAATATTCCACTATTGAGAGTGTTTTGACCGGATTATCCGAGTATCGGGTGTGGAAAGCAAACAAACCGAAAACGGAACTTCAAACCGAGATAACGGAGCATTTTTCTCTATTGCCGGATTCAGACTGCAATATCGAAATGTTGTTCCAACCCTACAACAACATACCTACGGAGGCTATTCTATACAGCCACGGAGAAGTGCTTAACATTGTAGATGCTTATAAAATTGCAATGGAAAAAGCCGATGCCGAACAGTCGGAGGCAATCCAACCATTGTATGACAGCTTCAGCCGATTCCTGACGGACTGGGAGCTTAACCGGCAGGCGACCGGGAGTTATTTTGCAACAGAGCAATATATATAGTCATGGCAGTAGTAAATAAATGGGGGGCAATAGATATAGTTGCCGACCAATGGATATCCACAGGGATTATGAGAATAGATTTTCAAAGGCCTAATGGTTTGATAAAGACGGCAGATTACTGTGTTTTTTGTCAGCCTTTGGTAAGTGGTCAAAGATGCGTTGTTACAGGAATGTATTCAACATACTTTATAGTTGAGGTAAGAAACGGAAGCGGTGCGCTTGCGAACCTGGATTTTTCGTTTCAGATGGTAGGAAATAATTATTAAATGATAACTATTCACCTGTAAATAACAACACTATGGCAATCAAACCTCTTAAATTGGCAAAGCAAAAGTTTAAGGAGTATTAATAAATGAGTGTATATGAGTAAATTAACAGCTAAACAAGAGAAATTCTGTTATGAATATGTGATTGATCTGTGTGGTACACAGGCAGCAATAAGAGCCGGGTATAGTCAGAAAACAGCGCATTCAATAGCGAGCAGAATGTTAAGGATTGTTGAGGTTCAAAAATTCATACAATCATTACAAGCCGACTTAGAGAAAACGGCAGGTATCACAGCCTTAAGAGTTTTGAAAGAACACGAGAAGATTGCCTTTAGTGATACCGGCATGATCAGAGAGGGATGGATGACCTTAAAGGATTATGAAGAATTACCCAAAGAAATTAAAGACTGTATTCAAGAAGTTGCTACCAGAGAAACGAAATACGGAAGTGAGATAAAAATAAAATTCTATGACAAACAAAAATCTTTAGATAGTATCAGTAAAATATTAGGATTTGATGCACCTACTAAGATTGAGCAGAAAATAGATTTTGACAGTTTGACAGATGAACAAGTAAATTCATTAATTACAAAAATGACTGAATGATTATGAAACAAAGAATTTTAGCAAAGGATAAGAAAATCATTATTTCAGGACTGAAAACAGGAACCTTTAATATTACAGAATTGAACCACCTAACAAGGGAAATTGCGGATCATTCCGGAGACATTGAGTTATTTGGTGAAGTTAAGGTAACCTTATCGATGGACGATAAGAGGCATCTATTAAAGTCACTAAGAAGTGGTTATATTAACTTTGAATTGATACCGGATCTTTTTGAGAAAATAAAAGAGAATTTTTTCCTGAGGGTGATGATTGAATGTACTCCAATTGAAAGCTGAGGCAAAAATGCAATAAATAGCAAAAATATCATTTTAACGCCAAAAAGACTAAAAACGGATGCAAAACAAACAAAATAAGCAGTTATTTAAACATTTTTCCACTATCGGGGAATTGTTAAAATTGACGGTTTGTAAAGTAAAAAAATATTAATCTGATTATCAGACGTTTGATAAATTAGGGTTTCCTTATAACTATCATTATGTTTAATTATAAATTTCAAAATTAAAAAATTATGAGCACAGAAGACAGAGTAGAGAGGCTTTTAGACCTTGTAGAGAAACAGTCGGAGAAGTTTGATGCACTTCTCGCCAAAACAGAGGAAGCGAGTAAAAAGGAATCCGCAGAAGATCCGGAAGAGCTGGCGAAAAAGAAGGCTGATAAAGATGAGGCTGATTTCATACAGCTTATGAAGGACATTAACAAAGAGTAAACCTATTAACAGCGAAAATTATGGAAGAAAAAATACTGGTGAAGTTTTACGAAAGTGAAGCAGCTAAGCAGATCAATTACCTGAAGGTATCATTGACAGATCTACAAACGATCTTCAACGAAGTTACAAAGATCATCAAAGGGAAGGATCCGGTTACTATTGAAGAACTGGGGAATATGATCATTCCAGATATTTATAGCATCCCGCCAAAAAGACCGAAGCCGAATGAGGACTATATTATTGAATTTGTAAGAAGCAGGATTGCCGAAGATTTCAAGGGCTTGCCGATCAAAAAGGAGATGATTGAAATACCAGCTATTGATGGTATTGTTGATACAATCCTAAGAAGTAACAGCCATTTGCCCGGCTTCATTTACAATGGTAGTTTTGAAATTCAAAAGGGAAAGGTAGTAATCCGGGATGGAGTGGAGGAATCCATTATTGAATCATTCAAAGTCTACGCCGAATCGCCAGACCAGATCAAGCGGTTTGAATCCGTTCAAAAGCTGGCCGATGCGATGAATGAAATTGGGGGTTATCTGAGTGTAGATCCTACATTTGGGGTGAAGCTATTCATCCAGGGGCAAATGGAATATTTCCTGGAGTACGATGAAAATGGAGATGTGGTACCAACAGACTATTTTATTGAGACAGGAAACGCACCCTTTAAATGGCGTGAGTTTGATGCAGTGATGCAGAATCCACAGCAGGGAGCCACAGGAGGAACCCAGGCAGCTTCAAACAAGTTTGTTGATGATATGCTGGCCGGAAGTTATTAAAATGAGTGGAGAGGTGTTATTGCCTCTCCCTGTTATGAAGTTTGGCCCCGAATATACAAGCCCGAAAAGGGAGGAAAATTACCGTGATTCCCATAAATTGGTACCACCTACAGTGCCACATTTATGTAAAATACATAATCATTTGATATTATTGTCCTATGTGGACAACAATCTATATTGATTATCAATCAGTTATAAAAATGTGGTACTAAATGTGGTACTAATTTTCCGGTCGTTCAGAGCGACCTTAAAATGGTCATTATAAGCGACTTATGTTAAATAAATATAAAGTTTAATTTTTCTGTTTTTTATTCATGTTATTCACTTTCAGCTGTTTAGATAGTTTGTTGGTCGCTATTGGCGACCAACTGTCTTATTATCAATTTATTATGTGAATTATAACCGTTATATTTGCCGTGTAATAACAATTAAAATTTACAGATATGAAAACAGCAGTAGATCGTTTTTT